AGACCCAAAAACAGACCCTTTTCTTTCGGAAGGGTCTGTTTTTATATTATTTGTTTAAAAATCAATATAGTTTGCGAATTTCTCACCGATATCATCCTTAGCCTCTCTGGTGATGTGCGTATAGATGTTCATGGTTGTTTTTAGGTCTGAGTGCCCCAGTCTATACTGGACCTGCTTGAGTGTCATTCCAGCTTCGAAACATAGGCTGGCGTGTGTGTGTCGGAATCCGTGGATCCTGATTGGACGCATGTCCGAATCTTTGACAATTTGTTGTAGCCATTTCCTTGGTAGTGTTCCTGGGATTGGTTTTCCGAATTCATTTTCAAAGATATAAGTAGTAGTAGGATTCATCGCTCTAAACTCTGCGAGAATCTCGCTTGTTTTTTTGTCCAAGCTAATCAATCGGTTACTACTTTTATTTTTTGTATCCCCGATGTATTCCCCCTCAAATCCTCTCGTAATGGCTTTATTTATGCTCAGAGTGTTATTGGTCCAGTCTTCCCATTTGAGGGCTAAAACCTCCCCTTTTCGAGCCCCTGTGAAGGCTAGAAGACGGAAAAGGACTTTCTTTCTCAATTCATCGGTCTGATCTACTAACTCAAGGAATGATTTCAGCTCCTCTTTGTCGTAAAAATCGCTATCTGTATCAACCCGCTTCTTGACAAGCGTCGTTACACTCTCAACCGGATTGGTTGAGATATAGCCGTGTCTGATAGCGTACTTACATATGTTATTCATCAGGCCTTTCATCTTCCGTCCATAGACCAATTTCTTAGACCAGGCATTAACTTGTTCCTGAAGTTGAAGAGGAGTGAGAGAAGATATTTTTTGATCTCCTAAAGTCGGATAGATATGATTTTGTAAATTTCTCTCAGTCTTGATATAGGTACTGTCTTGTACTGTATCAGCATATTCCTTGAGCCATTTCTCAGCAACTTCCTTGACAGTGATCTCTTTCTTTTTTTCCTCGCTATTTTCGAGGTCGTCTTGAAGTTGGAGAAGTGCTGCTCTTGCCTTTGCTTTCGTCGGGAAGCCCTGACGCTTCACATACTTGTCTTTTCCATTTTCCTTACCGACATAGACCCGGAATTTGTAGGCAGTGTCGCCGTTTTTCTTTTTATATGATTTTATTTCCATTGAATTTTACCTCATTTCTTGATAAAATGGGTATAGTAAAAGGGGCTTTTCTAATGCCTGTTTTTACTATACAGTGTATCCTCACAATTTGCTTTGGTCGGCGATGTGAGGGTTTTTTTGCGTTTATAGAAAAGAAAAACACCTATCTTTAAAGACAGGTGCTATCAGTGAGTCCTTTTGGACACAAAATAATTCCTCAATGGCAAGATACCTTGCCAAGATTACACCATTATCTTATCACTATTTTGTCTGTTTGTCAACACGCCTCCAAGGCCCAGATAACAGCTTTCTTGCAAGAGCTTGGTCTATTTCGTCCATCGTCTCTTTACTTAATTGAATTTTCCCAACAGGATCCAAGTCGTCAATTTTGTCATATTTCTTTACTAATCAACTTGATTTTGTTAAAATCAAATTAAAATAAAGAGGAGGAATTAATGTGAAAATCATTCAAATCATTTGGGGATATCTATTGTTGTTTTCCTTTTCTTCTCTCATTTTTTTCTTTTTAGACAAGAGTATAATTTTAATCGCTTTTTTGATTTTTATTTTAGTGATAAAAATCATCCCTCATCCTGATTCCCATTGGAATCCGTTTGCATTTGGAATTCGTTTTCGTAAGAAACGCTAGGTGAGTCGACGCTGATATCGAAAGCCCTTACCTCTCTTAAAGATTCCAATTCTTGGCGCGCTTTCTCTTTTTCTATTTCTCGTTGTATATCTTTCAATTCGGAATCTTTTTCCATTTCCTCAACTTCTACAGTCAATTTGCGTTCTTCCAAATTGGCTTTTTTTCTTTCTCGTAGATATGGCATAACTCCTTTAAGTTTAACACCCTTGATATCAATATCTCCAAATAAGAGGCTAAGTCCTAATAAGCCAGAGTCTATCATCCAATGGTTATCAGATATGAATTGCCCAATTGATTGCAAAGTTATTATTCCGGGGCTTTCTACATTTGAAGTCGCAATGATTTCCTCATCAATTTCAGTATTTCTATACCTATCAATAATAGAATACAGATTTCTCCACATGCTAGACGTAATAGGAAGTGTGGTGTTAACTCTCAACCAAAGGTGCAATTTCCCATCTTTAAAGTAGAGTGGCGATACTAGACCATCAATATATTTAGATAGATCAGTAATATTAAAAATAGTGTGATGGACAGTCAGTGTACTATATAAAAATTTAGAGTTTACTTTACTGCGTGGAACCTCATTGATCCAGTTGACATTTCTACGCTTGATATCCGTAGATTTCTCATAACCGTGGTTTAAAGTTAGTTTTTCATCTGCTATATCTTTTTCGTAAACGTCACTGGTAATCTGTCCAATTAAGAAATAATTTGACTTAAATGATGGGACAACGACATAGTCTCCGATACTCATATCTTCCACAAAACTGTAGAGCCGTTTAGCAGTAAACGTGATTTGGTGTTTTGAAAGTTTTTCATCCTGATAAACATTCATAATTTGCTGCTTATAGTGTTCTATGGTTTTTTCTGCCGTTAAAAGCAAATCTGTTGTTTGCAGATCTGCTAAGGTGATTTGATTGTGATGAATAGAGATAAAATGATTGTACTTAAAATCGTCATAGTACTTTCCACCATCAGCTCGGACAAGCCAATATTTTGCACGATTATTAAATTGATAGATTTCAAATTGGTTTTTATGAGACATTATTAATCCTCTTTGTTGTTTATATAATCACCATCGTTTTTTTAGCGATAGTCAGTCCTTTTATTTAAGTAACTTTATAAAATCATTTTCTGTCATGATTTCAATATCATGGCCTTTTTCAAGCAATGATTGTGCTTTCTTCATTTTACTACTTAGACCGTCTACACCTACCACACGCCAATCTTGTTCACCGACAACTAGAATATTTGTATGATTAGTTACACCTTTTTCTGGGACTCCACCAACAAGTGCTACCGCTTTATTGGCTTCTTTTCTGGTCATTCTCTCTAGTTTTCCAGTAAAACAAAAGTACAATCCGTAGAAATAGTGGTCTGGGTCCATTGCTTCTTTTTCCTCTTCTGTAGGAGTATAGATGAGGTTATCTTTGTACTTAGCGTCTTTTTTTCTCTTGAAACCACGCTGGCCAAGTAGACCTGTCTTGTCATAACGATACTCTTTTAAAAAGTCATTGAGATCAGAAAAAGAGTTGGCTGATAATAGGTGATCTAGAATTAAACCACTAGCTTTCGCGTCAGACAAAGCATTATGATGGTCTAATTGAATATTCAATGCTTTCGAAAGATTTTTTAACTTATAATTTAATTGTCCTGGCATAGCAACTTTTGCAAGTCTATACGAACAAATATATTTTATATCGTCATAATCCAACTGATATTTATTGTAAACATCATTCAAGGCTCCCATATCAAATTGGGCAAAATGACATACAACAACATCAGAACCAATAAAATCAACAATAGCCTGCCTTACTTCCGGAAATGTAGGAGCATCAGCAACGTCTTCGGGTTTAATACCGTGAATAGAAATGTTAAAGGTGTCAAAACTTGTTTCGGGATTGATTAAGGTATAGTAGGTGTCAACGATAGTTCCATCTTGAAACTTTACCAAACCGATTGAACAGATACTTCCTCTGAAATCATTAGCAGTTTCAACATCTAAAGCAACGTACGAGTAAGACATATGAGTCTCCTTTCATTCGACCAATGCTAAGTATTCCTCTCGAACCATAATTTCATTTGTTATAGTTCTCAGATTATAGTAAGACATGAATTGTATGTAATCAAACTCTCTAGGGTCTTCTAGATTATCTAGTGCATCTTTTACAAGATGATGGATCATATTCCTATCAGCTTCATTCTCACATCGTAGGCGAGCGTTCTGGTACTCTGAGCGTGTGTGGTCCTTGTGTCCCAGTTCATGCAATAGTACCTTAACTCTCTCTTTTTTGTTGAGTTTACTCGATAGGAAAGCTGTATTAGTTTCTTGTTCATAAAATCCGAGTTCATCCGGCATTAAATCTCCATCAAAATCGATAATACGAACCTGATAATGGCTTATAATTTCTTTTTCGGTCACTAAGCAGTACCTCTAATCAGCAGCTTCTTTTAGATAACCTTCAATAATGGACTGTATGATTTTCTTTTTTTCGTCTGTTAATTCTCGACCACCGAACATCATAACATTAGATGCCATTTCTTCAACATTGAGAGGCTTCCCTTGCCAGGTATACTCTTTTGAATCACCAGCAATAGTAGGATTATCCGTGCGACCAAGTAAATAGTCTGCACTTACATTAAAGTAATCAGCTATTTCTTTTAAAACTTTTGAACTCGGATTGCTTCTTTTTAATCGATACAAAGTGTTAGTTCCATAACCAAGTTTTTCTTCCAAAACATTTATAGAAATCCCCTGTTTATCAGCTAATTCCTTTATTTTATCGAATGCTACGAACATTTTTTTAGAACCTTTCTAAGCAAACGAAAAATAATTTTAAAATATTTGTAGAAAATAGTTGACATATTTAGTCAAATGTTTTAAAATAATAATCGTAAGCTAAAGAGTTAGCGAATAAGACAACTAAAAAATAAAGCCTAGTAAACTGATTGGCGTCCGTTTTATATAGGTAAACCTTACTTTTAGTAGGTCTTTTCTCTATGTTTTCATTTTAAAACATTTGACTAGAGTTGTCAATAAATTCGCTAACTTTTTAGATAAATTTTTAAAAAGGAGGTCAGGAATGAGCCAACAACATCAAAAATGGATTCAATTGGTCAAAGAAAAATTGAGTTCAGAAGGAATGACACAGACGCATCTCGCTCGTGCTTGCGGAGTGAAGAAACCTACCATTTCAGAACTACTGAAATATGGGAAGGGTAGTGACAGACTCAAAAACAGAGTCTGCGATGTCTTGGGTATCGACGAGACTTGGGTTGATTTAGGAAAGTAGGAGTTGTAGAAAATGGAAAAATTAATTTCGGAAAAGGGTATGAAAAATTCTGTACCAGTTGAAGCTATGGCTACAGCGGTTATTACTCTATCAAACGGTAAGAAAATAGAGGTGACAAACCCTGTAAAGCAAATTGTTAACTTATTCTATTTTGTTGAAGATCCTAAAAATAGATTTTTGAATATAGGTGGCGTGATGGTTAATATTAATCAAATAGCTACTATGAAGTGGGTTACAGAAAATCCTATTAAAGGAGATGTGTAGGTAGCGGAGTAGATAATGAACGAAATCACTTTATCAAACAATCTATCTCAGATAGAACTTGAAATCAGTCACCACAAACAAATAGCCGGTCAGTCCATTTGGGAAATCGGCAGACGATTGAACCATGTGAAAGAACATAATCTGGTACATGGTGAATTTATGGATTGGTACACTAGTCTTGGAATTGACAAAGATTTCGCAAGTAAATCAATGAAGATAGCAAAAGAACTTCCAAATTTCGAAACGTTACGAAATTTAGGGACTACAGCACTTCATCTGATCGCAACTCTTCCAGAAGAAGAGAAAGAGGAGCAGATCAAACGCATTGAAGATGGTGACACTCCTACGGTGCGAGAGCTTCAGGATGTCAAGAAGAAGTTAAGCCTCAGCAAGCTTGCAAACAAGCGTCTACAGGCTGAGAACGAGAAACTCAAGTCTTCCAAGGTAGAAATCAAGGAAACTATCAAGGAAGTCGTCCCAGACGATTACAAGGCCACACAGGACCTTAACAGGCAATTGCTGGAAAAGAACAAGGAACTTTCTAAAACCGTGAAAGCGATGGAAGAACGCTCCGAATTCATCGAAAAGCAACTTGCTGAGACTCTGTCTCAGCGTGAAGAGGCCGATAAGAAATCTGCTCAGTATGATG